TGCGGTCGGTGGCGGGGATGGCCTTGAGGTCGGTGATGAATTGCTTGGCGCTGATGCCATACATACCGATCTCGTCGAAAATGGAGATTTCGGTTTCGCTGACAGAGGGCTTCGGAGTGAGGGCATACCAGTTACGCATGTGATTCTGTTTGGTTGTCAAAGGCGGCGGTGCGGATTTTATTGGCGGGGAGATAGAGGCGGCGGCAGATGCCTCGGTAGATGCGGGAGTCGAGGAAGGTGCGGGCGGTGGACTTATCAAATGCGACGGCATCGTTCATTTGCTTGCTGCGGTAGGTGGCGGTGACGCGGAGATCCTCGACGGCGCGGTCGATGAGCGCGCAGAGGAGGGCGCGGATGGGCTTGCTCTCAGCGTCGAGCTTCTCGTCGACTGCGGAGGAAGTCTGCGAGGTTGAGCTGAAGTACTCTTGGTGGTTCTTTATCATTTTCTTTTTGTGGGAGTGGGGCCATCAAGGGGCGCTGCCACTTGGTGCGCAGCGCGTTGATGAAGGTGATGTGCTCAGGGGATGGGGTTGTCTTGAATGGAAGAGGCATGGCTTGGGAAGACGTCGGAGGGGTTGAGGCCGAGGGCGGCGCATTTTTGCTGGCGCCGGATGTAGGTATGGAGGATGTCGTCTTCCTCAGCTTGGGCGTCGAGGCCGTGGATGTTGCAGTAGCGCTCCCACGACATGTAGCCGGAGTCGAGGAGCTGGGCGTAGAGACGGCCGTCGCGTCCGTTGTCGACGGTGATTTTCTTAGGGGTGACCCATTCGTGCCTCCACCAGTCGTCTCCGGGGTAGGGAAGATTCCCTGCTTGGATCTCATGCCAGATCCAGAATTTCCAGAAGGGGCGGCAAAATTGATCGATGAGCATTTGCTGGAGTCTCTCGAGGAAATTCTGCGCGACTTCGAGGAGGCCTCGGAACTCGGTGCCTGCGGTGCCGACGAAGACCATGAGGGCCTCGGGGGGAAGGCCGATGCCTCGGGCGATCTCGCCCATGATGGTGCGGATGAATGGCTCGAAGGCGGTGCCGGGGTGTTCGTTCTTGAAGGATTGGATGGATTCGCCGGGCTTGAGCTTGGGAATGATGGTGCCGTTGTAGAGGGTCTCGGCGGAGATCTCCTGGTTGTCGGCGGTCTGGATATTCGACAGGCCGCCGCCGAGGCGGACGGCTTCGTCGGAGGTGATGGCGAAGGCGACTTGGGCTCCGGCTTTGGCGGATCCTTTCTCGTAGGCCATATACTCGGCGAGGTCGTGGCAATTGATGATGGCGTTGTGCAGCCAGGAGATGCCGCGTGGGTAGCCGCTGCGGCGGACGTGCCGGAAGTGCAGCATGTCTGCGGCGGGGACGTCTTGGTATTTCCCATTGGCGCGGTCGGTGATGACGCGGTAGCTGGTGGGCGCGCCGAACTTATCGAGTAGGACGCCGTCGTAGGCTCGGTCGGAGGAGTCGGCGGTGGAGCCGATGGCTTCGCCGCCGATGAAGCGGACTCGGGTGCCGCCTGCTTCGGTGCGGATGAACTGGGCGAAGAAGTCGCCGTCGACGGCGACTTGCCGAAGGATGAGAGACTGCGCGCCGTAGAAATTCACCTGGGCGGAGGCGTCGAATGCCCATGTCTCGGCGCAGGCGCGGTCCTCGAAGAGGCGCTCGGCTCGGCGGTTCCACTCGGGATCGGATGTGCGGGCCTGCGGGACGATGCCGGTGCCGACGGCGCGCTGGGCGAGATGCTCGATGAGGTAGGAGGCGATGCCGACGTTATTGTAAAGCCAGCGGGATTTTTTAAGCAACTCGAGGCGGGTGGCGGGGGTGGCTTCGCGCTTGGGCTCGAGGGTATTTAAAACGATGAGGCCGCGATTGCGGGAGAACTCGGCGGCCTCGAAGGCGGCGGCTTTGGGTTTGCGACCGGCTCCGGGTCGGGGACCGCCTCGGTTTGATTTATTTGAATTCGGTTTGATTGCGGACACGCCGAGGCGGGCGTGTCAAAGCGGGGATCAAAGCGGGGTCTCGTAAAGGGAGCGATCGATGACGGACGAGAGGGAGCGGATGCCGTTGCCTTCCGTGTAAACCTCCATGATGGCGGAGAGGCGATCGGTCTTGGTCAGGGCGGATAGCTGGGCGGAGGTGCCGGTGCCGTCGGTGTTGAGGTTGGTGATGATGGTCTCCTCGATGCCGCTCTCGAGGGCGGATGCCATGGCGAGCAACTCGGCTTTGGTTTTTCCCTGGGCTTTGAGCAGGGCTTTGTAGGCCACGCGGGCGATGGAGTTGTCGTTCACATGGGGCGGGGGGTGTCAAAGGGGAGGGGGAGGACTCACGCGGAGGCGCGGAGGGCGCGGAGGAAAAGGCGGATTGAGTTTGATTATTTTATTTCGACGCTGCGGAAAACATGTTCTCCGCACCAATCATCCCCATCAACAAATGGCCATGCTACAAAAATTGGCGGATTTTCGTCTGATATCCATAGTTTTGGATGAGGAGCATTTCTACGGCACCAACCAGTCGCAGGGAAAGAACCTTGTTCATTTCTAAAAGGCTCTGAGTTTAATTCAAAAAACTTACAAATTTCGCATGTGTTCATTTAATTTTTTTATCCATTTACCATCACCTAAAACAATTTTGAAAAAAACATCTGCAATACGGTTTTGTTCTTCATCTGAAGTTTCATGAAACTCGTCTGCAATCATTGCATCGCAGTAGTCTTTTAATTTTTCATTTTCGGTTTTCATTTAATAACCCACCAGGCGACGCCGTGGAGCTTGGTGCAGTCGCCGTAGTGATCTTCGGCGACTTTCTTCCAGTAGAATGGGGCTAGGCGGGAGTGTTTATTCTGGAGGAGTTGCTGGCCTGAGTGTCCGACGATGAAGTCGTTGCCTGCGTCGGAGGGAAGATGGAAGGGAGGCGGCATTTTTTTATTAATGCGCTCGAGGTAGAGCTCGATCTTGGCGGTATGGTCAACGTAGGTGACGAGGCGGAGGCCGGGGTAGCCATTAATGGTGGATTGATTCCATGTGCCGAATGCGGCGGATGAGCCTTTGGAGGGGATGTATAGGCCGCCACTCTTGGCGCAGACGGAATAGACGCGCTCGGCGGACCAACCGGAATCAATGAGGCCGAAGCGGGGGGTGAATGTTTTTTCGCCGAAGGTGTAGGAGCGCTGCGCGAGGAAATCGGGGGAGATGAGATCCTCGATGGCGAGCACGGTGCCGTAGTCGATGACCCAACTCTCGCCGGTGGCGATGCGGGCTTCGACGGTCCAGTGGGTCTGGCGCTCGCCGGGGTCGGCACAAAGGGTAAGGATGACGGGCTCGATGGGTAAGTCGCGGATGCGGTAGTCGGTGGACCGGAGCGCGAGGATGGACGACTCTTTGACGGTGGCGGCGCGGTTCTCCCACGGGATGCCGAGGAAGTTGTTATGGAAATCGTGGAGGCCGCCGGGGCTGTCTTTTTTTTGAAGGAATGTCCTGGCTAAATCGCCCCAAGACATCTGGGGGGAATAGAGGGCGGAAATGTGCGCGGAGATGTGATCGGTGGGGGCCTTGGGATTCCCTGCGATCCACTCGCCTGCGCGGATGAGATCGCTTTGCATGGACTGGGGCCAGTGAGATTCGCAGGCCTCGCAGGCGTAGCTGGTCTCGTCGGCGACTCCTTCGAGATCCCAAGCACCGGCGAGATCGCGGTGGTGCTCGGGCCACTTGAGCTGCTCGAATCGGAGGGGCTGGGCGGTGCCGCACTCGGGACATGTGATGTGGTATCGGTGCTGACTACCGGCGAGGAAGTTCTGCCAGATCGCGGCGGACTCGACGGTGGGCGTGGAGGTGAGGCAGACCTTGGCGATCTTGCGGTAGAAATTTGTCCGAGCGATGGCGAGCTCGAGGGCCGGGGCTTCGAGGGAGGAATCGTCGGGCCACTTGTCGACCTCATCGGCAAAAAGATAACGAATGGAGCGGGAGGCGAGGTTGCCTTCAGAACAGGCCCCGACGAGCTTGAGGGTGCATGTGGAAAAGTGCATTTCCGTTTTTCGGAAGTCATCTTCGTTCGCAGGGAGGAGGTGCTTGATGGCTTTGCAGGCGCGCAGCCGGGGGTGCAACTCGCGCTCAGACCAGCTTTTGGCATTCTCGTTGGTCGAGGTGACGTAGAGAATCGGGCCGGGGTCTTCAGAGATGGCCCACATGAGGCAGTTGGCCAGCCAGGTGGTGCCGCCGACTTGGGCGGACTTCACAAAAGTGAGCTGGCGGACGCGGGGATTGGAAAACCAAAGGTGAAGCTGCCGAAGATAGGGAGTGTAGTCGGCGTCGTAGCGACCAGGTCGCGGGGTGAAGCGCTTGTCGAGGGTGACATTATCTTGCGCCCACTCGAGGGCCGATGGACGGCGGCCCGGGTCCCATATGCGAGCGAGTTGCTCGCGGATATCGGTCTCAAGCGATGGCATCGTCGAGGCGGATCTCTTTGGCCGAGCGCATCACGTCGGTGATCTCGGCATGGATTTTTGCGGCGATGTCTTCGCCGAGCTGAGGGAGGAGGCTGAGGATGCGGTCGGGGAGATTCGAGACGGCGGCGGCCACCCCGGCGGAGTATTGAAGGAGCGCTTGATGGAAAAGCCGCTTGCTCACCACATCTCCCGAGGCGGTCGCAATCCCAGGCGCGTCTTTTTCCAGACGGCGAAGGGCCTCGGCGTGCTGAAGCCACATCCGGCGGAGAGTCATCTCGGAATCGAGGTCGCCTACGCTCTTGGCAAGCTCCGCCCGCTCCCGCAAATCGGCTGTGGCTTCCTTGAGTTTGCGGATCTGGGTGTCCAAGGTCAGTTCCTCATCGGTCCACTCCCGGGGATTGGCGCTTTGCGCCGGAGCCAGAGCAGCCGAGCCCATAGGAACCATCCCGGCAATCGCCCGATCGGATATAAATTTTCCCCACCGAGGGTCCCCAGCGTCCCGCCACTTCCGAACAGCACGCGGCGTCACGCCGTGGCGCGCCGCGCATGTCTTGATTAGTTCTGCCTGTTCCCTTCCGTGTCGCATAGTGCTATACGGAACAGGCCGCGTGTCAAAGGAACGGCAACGGAACGAGTGCCGCCGTTCCAGTTCCGTATGCTTTTGGCCTTACTCGCTCAAAAACACCGATCGTCTGGCTAAAC